TACGGCGGCGTAGCCTGGCGAGGCTCGCCTTAAGCGGTTTAGGGGCGTCGACAACCTCGCCTGTAGACAGCGTAGCGAAGTGCTTTAGCCCCATGTCGACGCCCAGGGTCTCGTCACCATGCTTCGGCGTGTGGGCTGTGTCTACAGAAACGCTGATAAACCAGCGGTCTGCCGTTCGGCTTACTGTGCCGGACATTACCTTCCCCTCAAACCGGAGCTGCTCCGTTGTTTTAACCCACCCGATTAGCGGAAGCCTAACCCGATGCCCATCCAGGCGAAACTTATCGTTGCACAGGTAGAACGAATCCTTGCACCTGTGCTTTGACTTGAACTTAGGGTGACGCGCCTTCCGGCTAAAGAACCGCCTGTAGGCCTTATGCAGGTTGGTAAACGGCTGCTGGTTAGCGTCCTTCGGGCTTTCGCGTACCCAATCTGGCTTCTCCCTATTCCAACGCTTTTTTAGCTCCCCAAAGTTCACGGTCTTACCCGTCTCGCTATAGTGCTTCTCCGCCTCGGCCAACGCCCAATTCCACGTATAACGGGCACAGCCGGCCGCCTTGGCCAGCTGGCGCTCTTGCTTGACCGTGGGGTCCAACTGGATTTTATGGGCTAGGGTCATGTTACTTGGCTTCCTCTTTATCGAGGTACTCGTCAATGGCACGGCGGACGAGCTCGGTGACTGCGAGTCCGGTTTTCCCGGACAATGCGGACAGCCGGTCGAACATACGAACCGGGTAACTGATCATTCTTTTAATTCGCTTCATGGGTATACGTTACATATGTTATTGATTACTGTCAAACAGAATGTTTGGTTATTTTTACGCTACGCAAGTTGTGCATTATTCAACACCTTTGTGTATATTTTCAACTCCTAGCTCTTTCTCCTTGTTACTGTGATGTCCGCTCCGCCATATCCTGTTTACGACGAGCGATCTCTTCTTCCAACGCCAACTTGCGTTCAGCGATCTCACGGTCCAGACTCGCCTTCATATCGGCGCCCTGGGCACGAATCTGATTCTGCACTTCGGTCTTGGCCGCCCGCACTTGGGCAATACTATCCTGCTTCATGGCCTCGATCTGGGCCTTCAGCTCAACTTCACGCATCTTGACTGACGTCTCTTCGCGCATCTTCTGCTCCATTTCCGCTAACACTTGCTGCTGTCGCTCCTGCGCCAGAGCCTGTTGTTCCTGCATCGATCCCAGCGCTTCCTTCTCGACCCGACGATAGAATAGCACCAGCTCTTTAAGGAAGTTGGTGGCCTGCTTGACGTAATCCTTGCGGGTCTCATCCGCGGACAGGAATTGAACATGTTCCTGGACGTGCGGCAACGCCGCGGCGAACGTACGGAGGATCATCTCCGAATCCGCCTGCTGATCCTGTTGCGGGTTATCATACGTCTGCACCATATTGCCCAGCATCTCNAAGTGAACATCCAGATGCAGAACGTGNATCTGGTCGCTGCCGGCCGGCACATAGCTGCCTTCGCGGAAGTCGTTGTTCTCGAGAGTCGCGATGCTGCGTTCGTTACTTGGGATCTTGTCGCGATTCCACAACGGGAATACCGTGTCCACGTTCTTGTAGCCTATCAAACTGGCGGCGTATTGAATCTGGGTATGCCGACGCCCGGCCTCGTCCATTTGACCTATGATCCCCATCAGCTTCTGCCAGGTTTGCTCGCGGGCCGCCGGACTGCCTCCGCCAATAGCCCGATTGGTCTCAACCACCAGCGCCTTCTCGAACTCATCGAACAAAATCTCAGGCACCCCCCGGTTGAGGCAACGTTCACGAAAGGCTCTGGCTTCTTTGGCGCCGGGCACGACATCAGATTTCTTTGATGCATTGACAGCACGACGGAACACTTCTTTGTGGAAGTTGGTCCACATCATGTATTCGAAATTTGCCGCATTAGATTCGATCCGGAACTCGCGCCGGCGCTCAGAAATCACTTCCTCGGTGGAACGTGTGCCCCGGGCAGCCACTTCCATCTGTTCCGGGTTCATCCGGGTCATCCCGACGTTATTGGAATAGACGCCACGAAGCGCCATACGCAACTCCAGGAGCCGTTCAATCGGGGGAGCGAAACTGGACTGGACGGCAGAGAGTGTCGGCGGGATAACGGTCGCCGGACCAATGCGAAGAACAGATAGCTCGTCAGCGTCCCATCCTTGCTGAGCCTGCAGCACAAGCCCGCCGGCCATCATACCGCCGTCAAGGGCGGTACATAGCATGCGGTTGGAAATCTCCGCATAAGGGGCCAGATCGTGACCAAGTCCTTCGAGGGACCCAATGGTGCCTTCAGCATAAGACATGGGATTCAGCCAGACGCCCTGTCCCATGTTGTCAAAGGCTTCGAGTTTCTTAAATATAAAATCTTTCGGCTCATGTTTACACATGGCTGGGTCAACGTCAATGTAGTGGCTGACCTTGTCGCTGTCGGCTGATTTCATAAGGTACCGGACAACCGGGACCTTCTCTAACTCAAACACGGCTATATCGGCCGGTTTGCTGGCTCGCCAAGCTTCAAAAGCCGCCCACTGCCCGATTGCGCTGTCGCGCACCGACGCAGGCTCAGCTTCTGAATTATCCTCGGTAGCTTCGGCAAAAAAATGCAGGACAACTTGCTCTAGCTCGCTTGTATTCCAACCGGCCGTTTGGGCCGCTTTTCTTTTTTGTGGTGTTTCGAGCTTAGGCAGGAGGTCCTGCAAAAGCAGGGTATCTCTTATCACACAGGCAGGTATGGACTGAGCCAACGGGGGGAACATGGGGTCGGTGAAGAACGAGTACTTCGGAACATAATAAGGACGCCAATCCAGATTGTCCCGCCAGGCGGCAACACCGAGGCCAACCTTAATACGGTCCCGGGAAACCTGATCGAGAAGGAGATAGTTCTCGGGCCAATCCGAGTTGAGCATGTAGGTGTACTCTTCGGCAATGATCCGACCGTAATCCTCCTGCGGATCCGGAGACTGATAGTTCTTGTACTCAGGCCGGATGTGGACGGTGATGCGGGTGTCCAGCTCCATGTGCAAATCGTACGCTGTATCGGCCCGGTGATTAATAATGCCTTTCATCTCCCGAAGGTTCAAATTCGCTCGCCAGCCCTGTCCCAGGCTGCGAAGCTCCGCATCGTCGTAAGGCGCAGTGCCCCGGTGCAAAGTCATAACACGGGCATCCGCCCGAGCTACGTGAACCAGCGCCTGACGATACCGTTCATAAACAACCCGGCCCGCCATCGGGGTCTCAAGCCGGTCCTTCACGGCACGGGCGTTGTCGTCAACAGTCTGGATTACGGCCTTCTCTTCGGGTGGGGTTATCATGATTCAGTCTCCATAGGTTTATGCGCCGGGGTACCGTGCAACCAACAATTCTCGGGGTATTTATGCTTAGGTAATTTACCAAGAACCTCCATGCTCACCCAAACTTTAGCCCTGGCTATACACCCACACACCCCGCAAACATCCAGGACATTGTCGTAAGGTGTTTTCTTCCCGGAGCGAACGAAAGAAGCTAATATATCCTGTACGTTAGAGCTGGCGCACGACACGCAGAACCCCCGAAGGTTTTTTGGGCAGTTGGCGCAGGTCAGAGCGCGGCGGTTCGCTTCGTCCTGATCGACAAAGAAGTCTTCTCCCTTGAACATCTTTGAGGTAAAGAGCTGAGTGGCGGCGCGAATATTACTGATGGAAAACACCGGGTTATGTTCCCGGTCCTTGTCGCCCTTGCAAAACCCCTTCGGGACCTTCGAACAGATGTATTCTTCTACCCGTGCCTCCATCTCCTTATCTCCGGGCCAGTCCAGATCCTTGTTTCGGTACCAGTTCTTCAAGTCCTGCATCAACCCGGTACGCATCCCCGCCTGAAAAGTGAACGCCTCCCCGTTATGCTCGGTTGAATAAACCCAGCCGCAGGGAGGCGCCACTCCTCGTTGTACGAATGATGCTCTCATTTCGTAATCGTCTCCGCCATCTTCTCGCCTGTACTCAAGGCGCTGTCAATATCCGCGAAGATACTGTCTTCCTTGGCCTCAGAGAACTCTGCTTTGTGTTTGACCTCGATCCGTTGTTGCTGGGTCTTATAGTCAGGAGGCAGGCCTTCGTTATGTGAGAAGTAATAGTACGCCTGCTCCTCAGTTTGAAAGAGCCGGGTAGACACCCAGCCCTGTCCCCGCACTTGCCAGTCGCCTGTCGACAATTCGACAACCTCCAGCTTCTTGCCGCTGAATGGACAGATCTTCCTGGGCTTTGCAAACGGTCGTTTACTCGGCTTGCGGGGCATCTTTTTCCTCCTGTTGCTCTGGGGCGGGATACAAATCGGGGTTCATAATCATGCTGATCGAATCGTTCATATAGAACCCAATGACTTTCAGGAGCTTCACGATCTCCAGGTAGTTCGAGTGTATGCCTGGATGCTTATTCAGAAACGGAGCGTGAAGTTCAAACGCTGCCTCGTGGGAAGCCTTGTGTGCGCTCAAGAAGGCATCACTGCCTTGTGGAAGATCGCGCTCATTCGGAACCCGGTCTTTAATGTCTAATACGTCGCCCATGTCTTTCTCCTCGTGCTTAATTAAGAGCGTGATCATACGCCCTGGCGTCCAGGTCGTACCGCTGAGCCGCTCTCTTTAACTCAACAGAGCCCGCCGGAGAGTATCCGGAAGAGTTGTATTTGGCGGGTATCTTTGCAGTTCCCGCCACCATTTGCAAGAAAAATCTTATCAAACCTATACAAAAAGAAACAGCGTCCATATCGTCCGGGGATTCGCCGGCCACCATGGCGCTTCCTTCCCGGGTAGATTTCTTTTTAGACAACAAACGAAGCGGGCGCTTATCCTCTTCCATTGGGCGCTGACTCAGCTGCTGGGCGGCGGTCATAGGCATATTGCGGACCTGGCCGGCTCTGATAAAAGCCGCCGTAGCCGCCCACAACTCTGTCGATTGGTTGTAGTACTTATCTTTCGCCGTCTGTTTGTCCTTCTCGGAGATAAGCATCTCACTGGGTTTGGCGTTGGACACAAACCGTTGAACGTTCATAAAGTAGCTATGCGCAACAAAGTCGGCCACGCTCTGTGTCGCGCTATCGTCAACCCCAATAAGTCCAGCGGGAACGGAAATCTCCTCGGCGTACAGCTTTATCGCCTCTCCGACTTGAGCAAGGACCGGGGTTCTTGAAGAAGCCTCTATCTTAATCGGGCGGGGCTCCCGGAAGTTGAGCTTCACCTGCATGTTCACGTCCAGGCCCACATCCATCGCCTGCATGATGGCGCGGTTGCCTCCTTCAGAAAAGGCCGGATCGACCCCGAGAACCGTGGTCGCCGGACCGGCATACCATTTTATGTCGTCGGCCGCCCCAGCCTGCATGATTTCGTTCATCGTGATCAAAGTTTGTTTTTTGCCTTGCTTCGGCGGAAACCCGCGGACCATGGTCCACATCTCAGGGGCATCTTCGTTTCCGTCATACTCTTCCATAAGCTGCTTGTACCGAGACGGGGTCAAAAGAAACGGGTACCTCTTCTCCCCGTCCTTCTCCAGCATCGCCGGACTCTGCAGTCCGTCGTGCCGACGTATCTTCCCAAAAGGCGACCGCCATTCGAAATCCTCATCCGGGTCCAGCGAGGCAAAGCCCCCGGGTCTCTTGGGGACACTGTGCTTGGCGGCAAGGTCGGTGAAGCTATCCGGGTTACAAAGCCCGATTAACTTGAAGCTCTTGGCGCCGATCGACAGATTGGTCCTGACCGCCATAGCCGCCGGCCGCATCTGGGACAACTCGTCCAGAATTAATCGGACATAGGGCAAGTGGGCGCCCTGCAACTTGGCCCTCGCCTCCTGCTCGCTACCCTCGGCCACCGCCACGCCTCGGATCGACGCCTTGTCTGTAGCGTTACCCATGGCGTCGTCATCCTTATTTATAATGGCGTCATCCGTCTTTCGAAGCTTCCCCGGCATAGCCCAAGGCGCGTGCCGATGAACTATATGGAAATACCGAATCACGGACTCGTAGGAACGTAACTTCAACATGGACACAGATGTGGAAGCCATGATGGACACAGTGTGATACGGGTCCACCATCCAATCGACCAGAGTGAGCAGGCCGTAATCGTTGCTCTTGCAACTCGCGGCGCTTCCCCAGGTGATCACGAAATCTTCCGTGGTCCAGTCATATACATGCTGCTCGCTGAAAGTCTGCCTGACGAACTCGCTCTTTGGGATCAACTCGTAGATCGCTTCCCAGAACAACTCCCATGGTTCCTTGCATGTACAACCTGCATACTCCGGCTCCCGCCAGTGCTTCCATATCTTAAGGAGCGCGAGCGCACGGGGCATCTGCTCCGGGAACCCGAGGCCGTATATTTCCTGGAGATCTGCTGTCACGGTCTTGGAAACCCCGCTTCAATCAGTATCCTTCTGCCTTCGTCGTTATCCTTCATCCCGTTCGCCCACAAGATCACCCTGCCCATCTCCCATAATGCAATCCGTGGGGGATACTGCCCGTGCGTAGTGTAGAGC